AAGAACTCAGGAGACATGGTGAAGGCCCTCGCCGCTGGCGCCGATGCAGTAATGATCGGTTCCATGCTTTCTGGCACAGACGAAACCCCCGGCACAATTTATAGGGACAGTGACGGTCTTCAATGGAAGTCATATCGAGGCATGGCCAGCAAGGAAGCTCAAATCGAATGGCGAGGAAAGTACTCGTCTTTCGAAGGTGTCGCGACCCGTGTTCCTTACCGCGGCCCCGTGAGCGCTGTTCTTGCGGACATTGAGCGAGGGATCCGTTCAGGACTCTCTTACTCCGGTGCTCGCGACATAGCAGAACTTCAAGTGAAGGCAAGGTTTGTGCGCCAGACTACATCGGGGCTGTCCGAGAGCCGGACCCACATTTTAACGAGGAGTTGGTAATGGACGCAGATTCAAAACTAGAGGTAGACTACGGTAAGCTAAATAAGCGAGTAGTGTTTACAGAGAATGAGCATCGACACGCTAAGTTTATCTTAAAACTTAAGCACGATGGCTTTAAACAGTCCCAGTTTTTCAGAACAGTGATCACCGCATATGTTGGCGATAACCCCTCCTTCCAGAGCTTTTTAGATGAAGTCACCCCCCAAGCAACCCGTCTTAAAAAGAAAACAAGGAAGATGCGCGATCGAGGCTCAGAACTTCTAAACGACATGGGCCTGAGCGAGAACGATGTCGAGAACATCTTCGATCTGATAGAGCAGGAGCACCCAGAGCTATGACACAAAATAACGATGGGCTCACAAAGTGCGCTCGACATTGCCAGAAGCATAACATCATGTGTCCTATTAAAGATTGTGATATGTGGATTGACTATAAAGGAGACCATAATTGTACGTACATAGCTATATACAATAACGATCAGAACCCGATGACGCTAAGGCAGATCGCTGAGCGGCTTCACGTCTCTTTCGCGAGAGTAAAGCAGATTGAGACAAAGGCGTTTTCTAAGTTAAAAAAGCACTTACTTGATATGGGCGTCGATTTTTAGGCTTATTTGAAATGGAAGCACTATTTATTTGTGAGTTGAGATTTTAAGGAGATACTATAATGGCTCGTAAGACTTTGTTAACAGAAAACGAACTTCGCCGCTTTATGACACTAGCTAACATGCGCCCCGTCGGGGATCGCAGGCTCCAGGAGATGGGAGAGTTTTCCGTCGAAGAGGAGATGGCAGGTGACGAAGAGGTCGAGGATCTAGAGGCCGCCTTTGGTGGTGATGAGTTGCCGGGAGAGCCCGATGACGCTCTGGCGCTCGATGCCGAGGAGGCTCCCGAGGAGCTTCCCATGGATGATATGGCACTTGATGCCGATGCTGGCGCTGAGCCGGCCCTTGAGGAGAAGTTTACTGAGTTCATGACTCAGGTTGCTGCGGTAGCACAGGAAGTTCTCGGTATTGACGTCGCTGTTGAAGGCGACGAAGAGGCGGGTGAGTTGGATATGGCCCCCGAAGAGGATGAACTAGCTGTCGTAGACGACGTCGAAATGTCCGAGCCTACTGGCGAAGAGGGAGGTGAACTCGAAATGGACGCTGACGTCGAGGTAGAAGAAGAAGATCCCCCCGGTATGGGTGGGCTGCGCTACGAGGCTAATGCCAATGACGATGAGCTTGTTGCTGAGGTCGCCCGCCGTGTTGCGGCCCGCCTTCAGAAGGGAACACGTCAGGCAGAGGTTGTCGATCAGCTTGCTGAGCGCATCATGAAAAGATTAACAAAGTAGTTGACAAAGTAAAACGAGAGTGTTAATATATAACCACTGGCAATCGCCGGTGGTTATTTTTTTAGGGATACTATGCAAGCTTTAATGATGTTTCTGGTATTTGTGCTGGGATACCTCACATGCAGAGTCGCTCATTATTTGTTAGCCGGCCGCCAAGTTACTGCAATGTTGGGGATTGGACACCTCTACAGTCTATATCTTTTAACTCGCGCCCTAGAGTCCTATGAGCATTCACGCCAGCTTTTCCTAAAGGATCTTAAAAAGGGCGACATGTCTCAGGAAAACGTTTCCATTTATGAGCGCCATCTAGAAGAAGAAATCGAAAGATTTAAGACAAAGTCAATTCACTCATTGTTGGGGTCGCAACCTGAGATGTTTCATCATATGGCGCCCTATAAAGATTGGAAATCGGGAATGCTGTTTCTGGAGGAGAATAAGGGACTAATTACTACTGGCTATTTAAACCCGGAGGTCAGTGACGATGATTAAGAAGATTAAGAAGATTATCACAAGAGAAGATGATAATGCCCAGGCAGAAGCACAAGCAGAAGCCATAGCGGCGATGTTGTTGCAGCAGAAGAAGGAACCAGATCTAAGAGTTATTGGGCTTTTCGCTGAGGTTGAGGCTGAGAAGATCGCTGAAATCTGCCACGCGATGCTTTACTTGAATGAAGTAAACGCACTAGAGCCGATTGTTGAGCGCCGCCGCCCAATCATGTTTTACCTCTCCACGTATGGGGGGAATGCCGACGATATGTTCGCGCTATATGATCTTATGCGGGTCATTCGCACCGAAACCCCAATCCAGACGGTTGGCCTTGGAAAGGTCATGTCCGCCGGCGTGTTATTGCTCGCGGCCGGAAGCAAGGGTCATCGCTACGTTGGAAAGAATTGCCGCGTCATGATCCACGCTGTAATGGGCGGAAACGCAGGTAGTCTCCACACCATGATAAACGAAATGGGAGCAATGGAAAGATTGCAGGAATCATACAGTCGTTGCTTGGTTGAAGAGACAGATCTTACCACCACCAAGCTGAAAGAGCTATTAGAAAGTAAAGTTAACACCTATTTAACAGCAGAAGAAGCGGTTGAATACGGAATCGCAGACCACATAATTTAAAAGGAACCCCCATGCCAGATCTACAGAAGATTTTAAACGAGGAATACGAGAAGAAGAACGAGGAGTGGCCACTGCTTACTCCCGAGTTCCTAATAAGGATGATCGAGGAAGCTATTGAGGATCCCCGAACCCTACTGAATGAAGGGACAGCAGGCCAGCCATCTGTTCGAACCTACCATGTATCAGAAATCCCGATGATTCCTATTTCGGAGTTGGGGTGGGCAAACGCAGATGACGATGCTAAGTCCGACGATCCAAATGTTCCGCCTTCACAGCGAGCAGCTTTGGAGCAATATTTGCGTAATATTCCTGGTACTGGATTTGATGATAAGCTAAATGCGGTATCGAACATCATGCAAGAAGGAATTGGCTCTATTCCTAAAGAGAATCCTCGCGAGTTTATTCAGCAAGCTATGGCGTTTTTGGTTTTCTATAAGACTCTTACAATGGCAATTACCAACTTTAATGCTTCCGCTGCCGGTTTTAACTTCGAAGCATTTCTAGCTGCCCTCATGGAAGGCAAGCAGATTCCGGCCTCCGGCGCTAACACGATTGCTGATATTACAGCCATGGTTGATGGTGAGAGAACCCCCATCAGCCTCAAGCTGTATGCTGAAGCTGGTTTGGAAGTCGGGGGCAGCTACTATGATCTGAGCAACGACCTGATAGAGCCGAACTCTGCATGGGAAAGTTGGGTGAAGTCTAATCCTCAGTTTGACGGCGGCGCCATGCGTTATATTGCTTGCACTAAAGAATTATCTGGAGAAGGAGTGGAGCAAGAAGGGTACATTAACTTTTTCGAGTTTGATATTACAAGAGCAAATCTATTTGACGTTCTTTCAAAGACAACAAAGGGTCGCTCTTGTATTATGTCCAATCGGGCGTTCATGAACGCACTTACTCGCTATATGGAGACAGGAGAGTCCTCAGAGGCGCTTCAGTGGGCCGCCAACATTCCCACGCGAAGTGACACTAGTGATTCAGCAGAAATGTCTAGTCTATGGTCAGATTACTTGGACAACACTGAACTTTCTGGCTTAAAAGAATTGGAGCTTACCGATGAGGATATAGTCAACATCAAAGACGCTGTTCTTCGTAGTTACATTGATACGATTGAAAAAACTCAGTCTGCCAATGATTTGGCTAAACCCGCGGGTAATCTAAAGGTGGCCATCCTATCTGTTATTAATCCTGAGATTAGTGCTCGTGCTCGTCACCCCGATGCCCAGAAGGCCAACGTAGTAAGAGATCAGATAGATTCTATCTTTAAGCAGTTTAAGAAAGAGGTGCTGCGCAAGCGCGATGCTCGTGCTATTTTCCTTGCCAATGTAGATGAGTGGGTGACTGGCGAAGAGGCCGCCGTATGGTATGGAGCGTTGACCCCCGAATTAAAAGCGCTCGCCATTAAAAACACGAGAGGCTATTTGGGCAACTTCCATTGGGTTATCCCTCGTCAGGCCACCAAGGCTCTTGGTGGCGGTGCGCCATTTGCTCGACTTCAAATTGGTGCGAAATATGTGGTCCAGATCCTTGAATCTGCCCGCGGCCAATTAATGGATGAGGTGTTCTCTATCTTTGACCAGATGTCAAAAATGTCGGCAAAACTTAATTCTTTCTTTGCCCATGGGCTTGAACGACCGGAAGAGGCCAAAGCCGGCGCCGAAGCGGGTGAGACCGCGGCAGAAAAAGCCCGAAAGGTTGCCGGCCTCTAAGAGAACAAAAATAATACTTGACATTCATACAATAAGCGACTATAATAACAATATAACTGTGAGGTTTTAATGAGCAGAGCGTATGATGATAATCAAACTCTACAACAGAAGATTATCCACGGAGCCGATGTCTTAGCTGACAATGTGGCTTCAACCCTAGGTCCGAGAGGCCGCAATGTTCTTTTACAAGAAAAGAACCAGCCGCCCTTTATTACGAAGGACGGCGTGACAGTCGCAGCATTTGTGGCTATGGACGATCCGTTCGAAAATGCCGGCGCCCAGATTCTGCGCCAAGCGGCGACAGAGACGAATAGCACCGCCGGCGATGGCACAACCACGTCTATTGTATTAGCCCGCGCGATTCTCCGCGAATCCCAGAGGATCATTGTTTCAGGCGTGTCCCCTATTGAGCTTCAGAGAGGCATCGATACGGCAGTCCGAGAGGTTAAGTCCAATCTCAGCAGGATGTCTACACCGGTGATGAGCACCGAAGATATCGAGCACATCGCCACTATTTCAGCCAATAACGACAAGAGCATTGGTCACCTTATCGCGCTAGCGGTAGACCGTGTGGGTCAGGATGGCTCTATTACTATTGAGGAGTCTAGATCTCATGACACAACTTTGGATGTTACCGAGGGCTTTAAGCTTAATTCGGGCTATTGCGCCGGCGCCTTTATCACAGACGAGCGTAGAGCTTTTATGCATCACGACGATCCTCTATTCTTAGTTACAGACCACAAGATTAGCAACGTGGAACAGATTCTTCCCGTTCTTGAAATGGTTGCGCGAGAGTCGCGTCCTCTCGTTATTGTCGCTGAGGAGATCGAAGGACAGGCGCTAGCTGCCATGATCATGAACGCAATGCGCGGTAGTCTAAAGATTGCAGGCATCAAAGCCCCCGCTTATGGCGAGGAGCGACGAGAGACATTATCAGATTTGGCGCTATCTATCGGTGCGACATTCGTGACGCGCGAAAGCGGCAGCAAGCTTAAAGACACGCGCCTGAGTGATTTGGGCTCAGCCAAGTTTGTGGAAAGCTCCAAGTACAGCACCACGGTAGTCGGCGGCGCCTGTGACTTTGAAGCGGTCGAGAATACAATCTCAGCCCTTAAAGCACAGATAGAGCAGACCGATGACCTAAAGGCTTGTGAACGCCTTCAGGATCGGATTGTGAGGCTCTCATCGGGTGTTGCCGTCATTCATGTCGGCGGCTCAACAGAGGTGGAGATGACCGAGCGCAAGCATCGTATCGAGGATGCTCTCGAAGCAGTGCGCTCGGCCCAGGAGCAGGGCGTCGTCCCTGGAGGCGGTACAGCCCTCCTTCGCGCCTGTCGTTCGCTGTCTGTTCCGAATGATGGACTTGACACAAACGATGATCAGGCGCTGGGTGCAACCGTTGTTCAACGTGCTTGCGAGGCGCCTTTGCGTCAGATGGCTGCCAATGCCGGCATTTCGGCTGATATTGCTACCGCCAATGTCATGGCAGCCGATGACAACATGGGAGTCGATTTTCGAACTGGGGAGCTAATTAACATGCTCGACGCCGGGATCATTGATCCGGTAAAGGTCACGTTGACGGCGCTCCAGAATGCAGCTAGCTGCGCAGGAACGCTGATCACCACTAACTACGGAATCATCCAAACAGACTAACTATGACGCCCATCTTTAAAACTGGAGATCTGTTACATATTCCGCAAGCTACGCGCTTGTGGCGGACCACCGGCGGTGATGTTAAGTTCTGGCGGTCTGATAGGCCTAAAACTGGCTTATATATTTCGCCCCATGACTCTGAGTCGTCTTGCCAGGATCCCGGACTTGATCGACGTATGGTCTACGTCGACGGTCATTATTGGTACATCAGAGCTAGAGATATTTTTATTTACACCACAGACAAGCAGGAGAGTGCAAATGTTGGTTAGACTGACAGAAGTGTGTAGTAGTGGCGCTGTTACAGCGCACCCACAATATACCTTGAGGGAGATTTTTATCAATCCTTCGCAAGTAATAATGATTAGAGAAGATTTTCGCCTTCGTGAAGTAAACCAAAACGGGCTTCTTAAGGAAGGCTTAAACGAAGAACACAGATTTTCTAAGTTGACAATTAATCGAGGACAGTCAGGCTCCGAGGTTGTTGTTGTCGGCGCACCGTCGGCCATTGAAGAGCTTATTCATCGCGATGGTCCTGGGCTACTGAGGGGATAAAATGTCTAATAAGCGAGTATCGTTAACATATACAGTTGATCTTGAAGATCTTGAATTTGAAGTTGGGCGCCTATCAACCCGCGCCGCCGAAGCCCTTCAGAATTGTACAACGGAAGCAACCACTGCTTTAGCTGGGTCTAAGCTTCTAACTTTTGAATGCGCTACTGGCATCGATGAGACAAGAAGAAGGCTAGCCAAGATCGATTGTATGTTGGCAGACGTCGGGAATATCATCGGCCACTATCTGTCGTATCAAGCCTCCGAACTTACAGAAACTCCAACATCGCCATCTCATACCGGCACGATGGGGGAGCTTTCTGAGAAACTAAACACTTTTAAGGAACTGATAGCTCAAAATGGTCTCCCCACTGAAGAACAAGATACATCCCCACCGAGTGATCACTGAGCTTGATAGACGAATTCCAGAAGATGCAGCAGTAAAAACTCTGTGGGCTTATTCTGGAGACGTAGAGATGGCATTAGCGCACTGCGGCGAAAGAAAAATAGACGCCTACACAACTCAGAAAGAGGTCTTTAACTTTTGGGACGTCTTATCGGAGTCTTCAAGAGAAGTATATGAGCTTCTACTGTCAAAGCCGTTTCAGTTCGAATTCGATGATTACCACAGGCTACAGGATGCATGGCATCGCTGGCCTTCTCCCACAGCCCGAGCCGCACTATTCTTTGTATTAAGCACGGCGTCTGAATTCGGACTTGCTTCGCGGGGGCCCCTGGACACCACATATCTGAACGCTATTTCTTATAGTCGCATCATGACGTTTAAGAAGCTCCCAAACCTCGATTTCCATTTTATGGAAGACCCCGCGGTCAACTGGAAAGAGTTCACCAACCATGACGGCTACACTGTGCTGAATGCAGGCAGCTATCATTCTAATTTATTTGACTACGGCAAGCCCGTTGGCCCTGAAGAGGCGTTGATTGATCATAAAGAGATACGCCAAGCTTGGTCTGGGCTGGGCCCAAATGTTTTAATGGTGTATAACTACAGCCCACAGCTTTTTGAAGACTATAAGGACTCGCGCATCACTATGATTAATGAATTTGGCAAGCCCACCATACATCAGCACATGTGCAAGGAAGTGATAATTGATAAGCGCTAAGATGGTGTTGGCATGCAGCCTGTTTGCGTTGGGGCAGATGCTAGCATGGTTTCAGATTAATTCACAGTTTGTATGGGATTGGTGGGCGGATAAGCCTATTTTAACTGTTGCAATCTACTCGATTCCGGCATCCCTGTGTTTCTGGTATGGAGTAAGAATAGCATATTCGGAAATGAATGAAATTTGGGGCCCAAGGTTTCTCATATTTGGGCTCTCATACGTGACTTTCCCCTTCTTAACGTGGTATTTTTTACATGAAAGCCCGTTCACGCCGCGCACAATGATGTGTGTCCTGCTTTCTTTTGTGATAATTGGGATTCAACTTTTATGGAGATAATATGAATCAAAGAATAGATAAGCCCTGGGGATTTGAAATCATTTGGGCCTTGACCGACAACTATGCAGCCAAATTGCTGCACATTAACGCAGGCTGCCAGCTTTCTAAGCAGTACCATCAAGTAAAAGAAGAGTCTCTTTATGTTCTTAAGGGGGCACTGTACAACTACGATGCCGATAATAAGATAACGCGCATCAATCCTGGCGAATCATTCCATGTTAGCCCACATCAGGTTCATCGTTTTGGGGCGCCCATGGGAACTGTCGAAGTAATTGAGGTAAGTACTCCTCATTTAGATGATGTGGTTCGCTTGGCAGATGATTATGGGCGCCAATCATAAATATACAACTATTTATTAGGTAGGAGTGTGTTTAAATGAGTATTTCAAGTAGCAATTGGTTTAAGTATCTTAAAGAAGTCCGCCATGGCACCGACTTAGGGCCCGCCCCAGAGATGATAGCAGAAGGCCTGCGGGACATTGGCTTGCCCGAGTATGTTATCGACCGTATCGAAAGCGCCCTTCCGAATGCTCCTGAAAAGGCGAAGACGTTATTAGGCAATCTGTGGAAGAACTCCTCAATTGGTCCCGGAGCGTCGGCACTGAGAGGGGCGTCCTCAGCGGCGGTCACTGCTGCACAGGAGGCCGCGCAATTCCAGTTAGTCGAGGCTCTCGCAGATGAGTACGGCAGCTATTTAGCCGCTCCCGATCTGGATCCTGAGAAAAAGAAGAAGATTACGCTCATTCTCAGCAACTTAAAGAACGTTGTAAGTAAGCCCTATGGAGCTTGGCGCAAGGCTTTCATGAAAGCCCAAAAGGCCCTCAGTAAAGTTGGCGTCCCGTCGGAAAAAGTAGAACACACCAAAGAAACACTACAGGAGTTCCTTGAAGCTCACTGGGCTAAATGGTGGCGTATTTATGACGAGATCGGCACGTTTTTAAATGACGATTCCGCCAACTATAAATTGGCAGAAGATGCCAGGGAAGATGATACTGGCAAAATAGATATTTATGAACTACTCCAACTGGCCCAGGGGTATTTAGAAAACAAAGAAGATCCCGAACAGATCCTTCATACTTTTGACGATGGGTCATATTGGTATAATCTTGGAACTTCAGATTGTCCGATAGAGGCAGATCGCATGGGACACTGCGGCGCCGACAGTCGAGGCGTACTCGTGTCTCTCCGCAAGAAGAAAGGAAAGCGCCGCGAATCATCTTCCTACGTTACAATGACTTGGAACGACCATGAAGAGATCCTCTATCAGATCAAAGGCCGCTCTAACGACGCGCCACCAAGCGAGACATGGCCGCACATCAGATGGTTTATCGACGAGATGGAGATCAAGCGGGTAGAAGAAACAGGCGAACACTCTAATGATTATGAGGGCTTCGTGGAGATGAACCAATATCTAGCTTCTCACACTTATGCCAAGTTTGCTGACGATATTGAAGAAAAGATACTAGAGATCGAACGAGAGGTGGAGCAAATCGAGTCTCGATTCCGTGACGCGCGTAATGAACTCGACGTCACAGATGTTGGCTGTTCTGTTGAGAGCGGTGAAGAATATGGCGGAGATCCGCATAGTGTCGTCCTGTCCATGTCGTGTGACGCTGAATTTGAAATGGACCTTGGGTGGCCCGGTTTTTATGAAGAAAACGGGTTTTATAGAGCGACAGACGGACCTGACTCTGAGCGACCACTAGACTACGCAGAAATCCCTACCAATAGCTGGGGTTCCGAGGCCAGCGAGTTTGTAGGCGAGATAGAGATAGATGATCTTGCCCATGAACTTCCGGGCGAAGACCCAGAGACGGAATGGCGCATTATGATGATGGAGGGCGCCAGCGAGAAGATTACGGCTCATTTGGTCGTGAGATTAACCAATCGACATGTCGAGCACGTTTCCGACGGAGACGGCGCTGAAGAATATGACCACTATATTGATAGAGTCCTTGAATTCGACTCTGATTACCAAAGTTACCGAGAGAAGATCCGCCGCGGCTTAGTTGCTCGTGGTTCTATAGCCAAATCTCCATTCGATCATGCCGAACAAGAAATGAACGAGATGGAGTTGGGACACTTTGTGACCTATGACGATGACTCTGGCATCGAATTTTGGTTTAAACCCGACATCAGTGACGTCATGGCTGAAGGTAGTCTCGTCTACAGCGAGCAAAAGATCCCGCTCTTTGTGCCACAATACCTATTGGGCATAAGTGACTCTTACGGCTACGAGCAGACGAGTACTCTCTATAACAGGATGTTCGGTCCTGGGCCACGACGCAAGACTGGCGAACATCTTAACAAAGCGATGGCTGCTCGCTTACAACTCGCATATAAGGAAAAGAACGCCCAGGCTGCTAAAGACCAGTTATCGTTTGATTTCGGACACGACTACACAGCTTCTGAGGCTGCTCTAGTATTGGCTGAAGATTCCCGATTTATTATTGAACCTCAAGACAAGGGCAACTACCATCAGTTGGGCTTTTCATGGCGTTATACTATCGGTGTGGGTCCCCAAGCTTCCCCCGAAGAAATACAAATTGTGCGGGACATAGTTGAGTACCTCGACAAGCACCCACAAATGGTTGTCAATGCTGCGGAGGGAGTTATTGAGGAGGCCATGAAGCCTCTCGAACAGGCAGCGCAAAGACAACGTGAGCAGGTCCTGTCGCCGTCTTTCTTCGTCCAGGTCCTGTCGGAGATAGAGTGGCACGGCCTCGCCAGCGGCGCCTCGCCCGAGCATGCCAACTTCAGACAGATATTGGCATGGTTTGAAGACGCTTATGATAAGATGAGTGATATCGAAAAATACACTATGTTTAAACATTACTTGATCCCCGCTAGCGAAAGGCGCTATCGGCTCTTTGGACCACAGAACCAAGTGGATACCCCAGAGCACGGAGGAGGCCCCCGTAATTTTAAAGACCAAGTCTCCACCGAGATGCAGAATCTCGGGGCCCCTCACGCCGGCCGCCGATATACGGCACGCCAAAACGAAGGCGTCGAAGAGCAGATCTTAAGGATAGAAGAACTGTTGAACGAGTCCGATCCCACCTACGATCTCAGGATCTATAGCATGACAATCGGAGCAAATGTCAGTAACAAACTTGGAGGGACAGAAGCCGAGACAGCGGCCGAGATTCGCGGGATTAATGGTGTAACTACGGTTCGTCCGGTCCCTGCCAACAAGAGGCGCCTCACTCCCCACAGCGAATACATTCCATTTGAAATCAAGTTTGAGTTAGTGGGCGCCCTAAGCCGAGTTAATTATCGAGACGCAGTGCTGTTTCCCGGTTTGCGTCGAATAAAGGGCTTGGAGATTGTAGATTGGACTCCGATGCACCGAATAAACCGGAAAGGCTCTGTCCGTCAGGTGCGAGAAGCACAAAAGAAACAACTAGTGAAGGTTCTTATGGAGGACGCTTATGGCGGCAGCATGGGCGGATTAGGTGGCAACATGGCCGCAGCCACAATGCAGACGCCCTCTCCGACGCGCCCCACCCCAACTCCTACGATTGATGACTTGATCGCAGATTGGGCAGAAGGAGGCGTCCAACTTTATGACGCGCCCACCGATACAACCAACATGGCTTATCATGTTATGATGCCCGTTAGCGAACTTTGGCAATATGCCTCTACATACTATAGAGGAGACAAGCCAATGTTTGATGGGCAGTATCAGGCCTTCATTAAGGATGGTGCGACTGCGCCTGTCTATCTGGCTGTTGGCAAGAATGGTCTAGCAAAGATAACAGGGAATGAAGACATTGTTTGGTATGCAAAGAAAGCAGGTTTACAGGAGGTTCCGGTCTTTATTAGTTATCAGCGGCAAGTATAAACTATTATGAAGAGAGTTATCAACAAGGCCGCTCGTGCCCTATTGGGCCCCCTGTTCGGGGGCGCACTTTGTCTATTAGCTTTCTCTTCAGTTAAGGCTCAACACACCGCTCCGCATGTAAACGATATCCGTTCCGCAGAGAATGTCGATAAAAAAGCGCTGCTACATGATGCGGCGGTGGCTTCTCGCTTAAGCGCTGTTAAAGTATTGTCGATTTCAACTGAAGAAATACAAATTCTAACCTCATCGGGGACATATGTTTCTCTCGACGACCGCTATTTTATTTTAACCACAGCGCATGGAATTAACAAAGATTGTAAGTTTATTAAATTTATTCCCGCTGCCGGTAACGGCGATCATGTCGACTGCCAGCAAATCATAGTTATCAACTCTTACATGGATTATGCGATTATTGAAGTTGAGAAGATAGGGGGCTCCAGGCCAATCCACATTGATAGAGAAGTCCCCGACAATCGAGAATGGGCAACAAGTTTTGCCGCGTTAAATGAGTTGGTTTACAGTGGCTATCCCAATAACATGGGGATTGTGACCGTCGAGGGGAAAGTTATGAGTTATGCTCATGGCGATATAGTTTTTCTTCATTCTTATGGATGGTCAGGGGCTTCCGGTTCAGGCGTTTTTAATCAGAATGGGCAATTGGTGGGCTACATCTCAGCGTTATTAGTAGGTGAATCAGAACACGGAATAGATGTTTTAGAAGACGTTGTAATAGTCGTGCCACTATTTAATATAAACTGGTCCATAATATATCATAGGTGAAATACAATATGTCAGATAAAAAGCTAAAAAAAGAGTCTGCCGCAGGAGCACTTCTTCTTAAGGTAGCGAAGATGGATATGACGTGCGAAGAGATTCGCGCAGCCATCAGTCGTATTCGAGAGGCGTTAGGAGAGCCCGAAGAGGTGTGTCCCGATGAGGTAGCATCTGAACGAGCGCTGAATACGGCTGTCGAAGAGATGATACTGGTCGGAATGGCGAATCAAAATAAGAACAAAGGAGAGGTCTAATGAGTAATTCTGAACAAGTTTCAGAATTGGCGACCGAACCTGAAGACCTAAAACCTAAGAAGCCTAGTAACCGGGCTCCCCAAGGAATTAGGGCGTTTACGGTTTGTCGCCAGCGTGATGAAACAGGTATTTCTGGAGAAGGGGTGGTGATCGAAGGTGTCATGTTCGCAACAGGGCACACTGTAATTCACTGGCTAACACCAAGTCCGAGAGGTTCAATCGCTTTCTTTGATGCTTTTGATGACTTCATGAAGATTCATGTTCTTTCTCACCCTGGGAACGGCACGATTCTTACGTTTGAAGACGGGGAACAAACTATTTACGAAGGCAAAGAAAAGTCGGAGACAACGGAAAATGGATGAATGGCAAGAATTTATAATGAGAACCGAGGCGCAAGACACCCCCTCGCGTAAATCAGGCGCCGGCATCGAGCGCTCTCTTAAGTGGTTTCTCGATACAGGTCCACAGAAGAAAGGCGGCTATCCTAAAAAGCGCCGACCGAACTTCAAGCGCAAGAAGTTTAACGACATCTCCGCTCCTCCTGGAGCGCCCGGCGGACTAGAGGAAGATATTGATCCAGAGACCTTTGAAAAGCATTCGGAACTAGAGCCCAATATTTTCCGTGAAGGAGTCATGAAGCCCAAGATCCGCGAACGCCTATTGGAGATTGTGGCGGACTTCTTAGAGGGACTCCCGGCACTCAAAGGCGTGCAACCGGTAGATATTCGTCTTACGGGTTCTCTCGCTAACTATAACTGGTCGGAGTATTCGGATATAGACTTGCACATTATCATGGACTTTGAAGAGTTTGGTGACGATCCTGAGCTTATCAAGGGGTTCTTCGACAAAGCAAGAATGCAATGGAATGCTAATCATGATATTAAAATACACGATTACGAGGTTGAGATATATGTGGAGAATGTACATGAGGAGCACATCTCATCCGGTGTATATTCGCTTATAGAACGACACTGGCTCTCGGAGCCGGATCCCACACAAGTGGAGATCGATCACGCACTAGCTAGAAAGAAGAGCGATGATGTCGCAACGCAGATTAATCTCATTGAGAAATACGCATTAACGAAGCCCCGCGCCGCGCTCCGCGACATAAAACGATTGAAGGCTAAAATTCGTCGACTTCGAAATGCTGGTCTTAAGTCCGAGAAAGCAGAGTTTTCAGCCGAAAACATCGCATTTAAGATCCTCCGCCGCGAAGGTTTCCTTGACAAATTGGGTGAACTGAGTCATACTGTATACGATAAAGCCATGTCCATGGATGATTAAATGGAATTCCGCGAGATAGAAGAGACGGATAAGATAACCCCAGGGGAATATCTCCTTCATAAGCCGACGAATCAAATTGTGATGTGTGGCGCTTTTATGCGAGAAGCCAGCAGGATTAAAGTCGTCGTCAATGGGCGTGTTATGATCGGCGCCACGAAAGACTTCCAGAAAATATATATGGACCGCGACGAGAAGACTAAACGCCCCGTCCGCACCTGCGGAGGGTGTAAGTCAGCCAGTAAACAATAGATATATTTGAGACTAGTTATAGACATGGAAGATCGATCTACTCCCCCGTCGGACCCCCAGACACCGTTCAGCGAGGCTGAGTCTCGCGCTGTTAGCTTTGGTATCGGACTGCTCCAGGCAACGGCGGCCCTCAAGACTATCGAGGCTATAGAGGACGCACAGCGCCTTTACGACTTTGCCCTCGAAAATGGGGATTCGGACACCGCCGCAATAAAACAAGAGGAGATCGGTTATTTCCTGGAGGCCTTGCGGTTTAGTTCTCTTTCAGATCTGCTGGACGATAACGAGTATCTTTCATGACTAAAATTTATATTTATTGTCTATTTGACAGGTACGATAAATTCTTGGGAGTGTACTCCTCATTAAAGTCGGTCCACCGTGACGCCATAAGGTACTGTAATCGCGGCAACTCTGCGGTGTTTATGATCAGAGAGGGTTCAAGGTATCCCGCATCGCTTGTCAACTTACGCAATTTCTTTAAAGGGAAGTGCGATTATGAAATTATGTACGCCACCAATGTTTCGGGAGTGAAGATATTCAAAACACGCCTGACCGAGTAGTTACTATGTGTTAAAAAAAGGTCAATTGGTGCGATGGGTGGTTGACTATGAGGTCTTCGCCGCGTATAGTGATAGCAGTGGGGTAAAAGGCATTGGGCCTATTTACAAGTATGGAATAGTAATGGAAGTTGGAAAAGGCAATAAGTCTATAGTTGTTTGCTGCTATGAGAAAGAAGACGCCGGTTGGATATTGCTCCATTTGGTTCATGATAAAATCGAGGTTGTAAGTGAAAATTAAAGTTGGCGATTTGGTTTGTCTGCCCCGTCGGAAGACGCCGGGTATGGGTCTAGTGTTGAAACATCTCACTGACGTATCTACGCTCATTGGCATAGAGGAGCCGCACCAACTACTATCAGAGGTGGGCAGTCATAATTGGTTTAAGCGAGAGGCCGCCATTGTTAAGGTCGCAGATGAGTGTGGACTACCTGAAGTCACAAGAGCCTTCTTTTATTATAATTCAGGGCCCTTCAAGAAGTACAAGAACAGCTTTACATTGGTTAAATGGTTTAACGCGCCCTCCGCATGGGTGAAGCAACCTACAAAGGTAACGGAGCAGTACGCCGGCCCCACCGACGTTGACCCTATGTGGTATCCTAGTGACTGGATAAAGGCTTACTAGAGGCACCTCCTGCGTTGAAAAGGATTATGAAGACACTTATTGGCGACATAGCAGAGGCTCTCAACAGGACAGTCTGTCAGGGCTGGGATCGCACTTTCCTGGAGTCCATGCACAGCCAGCTTATGCGGCTATCTCCTCCGACACCTCGTCAGCAAGAGGTTCTTTATAGGGTCTTGGATCGTTGTGGGGCCTTGCAAGAAGACAAGCATGCCGAATGGGCGCTCGTTTATGAGACAGAATACAAGGCCCAGGCGCTAGCACTTGCTCATTATCACGCTAGAAAGTCATATTTTCAGCAGATTGCCAGGACTATTCTCCATGGAGAAGTTCCACAGCGACGAAAGTTTATGCGAATGCTGAATAATAAGTATTCCCAAAAAATTTGGTGTATCTACAACACGCCCCCTCGATTGGAGACTGGAACGCATGTCAAACCTAGGGCAGCCTTCAATAGGTATTCTCATGTAGAGTCGGTGGTCAAGGCGGACTATGAAAGAGAACGCTCCGCCGTCACTCGCTTTGAGAAATACGGCGCTTTTATCGTGGGGACTGAAAAATATGTGTATTCGGCTGCTCGTGGTGGCAAGCGATATCGTCTTTTGCCCCCCGGCACATCCATTGTTTTTATCACAGAGGAGAGATTTTTAAAGATAATGAGATCCTAGCTCTATAGTTAGTGTGTGACCGCTCGCCTGCCAAGATTTAAAAGAGGCGATCTAGTAAGGTGCCGCTATGATTTCCATTCCTACTACGTGCATGGGGGCAGTCATGGATTTGTCGGAGACAACGAACACTACATATTTTATGGGCTCGTAACGAAGATAGAAGATGGCCAAGAAGGTTTCTGGGGGTGGGGACACCCTTACGTAGGTCCATATTATTCGGTATTATGCACTGATGGGCGCACCCGATATTTCACAGAAGACGAAATGACAGACGCAACAAAAGCAGAAATAGAAAATAATCCCTTGACAGGGTCCCAGAAATCTGATAAATTAGAGAAGTAAACAAAGTGAGGTTAAGGTTCCGTAGCCCAACCGGTAGAGGCACAGCACTCAAAATGCTGACAGTGTCGGTTCGAACCCGACCGGAACTACCCTTTCTTCACAACAAAGACAAAGGCAAGACAATATGAAAAAGCCAGGAGAGGTATGGCACTGGCTCGATCAAGGCCCGGTTATTCTTTTACAGCCGGTAGAGGTTCCCGATCCTATTACCATGGAAGAGCTTGAAGAAGTATATGGGACATTAGAAGAATTTCGAAAATCTGATTGGCCAACAGAGGCAGGGTGGACGATTAAGCTCCTAACAACCGGAGAAATACTCGATGTCCACCTAGATACCCTGCACGCAGGAACAGATATTTCGTCAACGAATTGTCAAGCTGGTTGACTTTGTGGCGCTAATGGTCTATAATAGATATATCTGATGGAGGATGAAGTATGAAAGCGATGTTGTTCGTAGTGTTGACGCTGGGTGAAGTCCTGGCCATCACGTCTACAGACGCGACGGTGGTGATCTCTGTTGCTAGCGAGTGTGCTGATGAAGTGGAGCGTGTCAAGAAGACGTTATCTCTTGATGATTTTCCTTGCGATCCGTATCCGGGTATGCTATTCTATTATACGGAATTGGGTCACATGCGCTGCGGTGAACCAGAGCCAAGTTAGGAGAACCTATGACTTACACTGTGATTTTTGTAGACGACGATGGGCAGTATTCCCAAGAAATTCATATAGGCACCCACGATGTGCGCCGCACATGGCGTGATATTCAGTTGTTGGTAGACCAAGATGATGCCAACGGATGGTACGGCACTTCGATTCTTGCCATTATTCCAGGAAGGCACGAAGTTTATTTTGAGCGCACCGTGAGAGAAGGTAACTCTTCATAGGGTGCAATGGTGAAATGACCGAGTGGACGAAGGTGCTCGCCTGGAAAGCGAGTGAAGTTAATAGCTTCCGTAGGTTCGAATCCTACTTTCACCGCCCCTTCCCCTATGCGCCCTTAGCTCAGTTGGAATAGAGCAAAAGCCTTCTAAGCTTTAGGTCGTAGGTTCGAATCCTACAGGGCGTACCATTATAAACCCAGGAGTCAACAATGAAGAAAGAAGCAGTTAGCCATCCACTGCATTATAACGCCACTAAAATGGAAGTTATTGATGCAATCGCTGGGCTAGGACATGCTGAGGGATTCTGCGTGGGCAACATTATTAAATACGTCACACGTTATAGGCACAAGGGAGGAGTGGAAGATTTAAAGAAAGCCAAGTGGTATATTGATTACATGATTGAGAATTGCGAAAACAAGGAACACTGATATGAGAGATATGAAGCAACAGAAGAACAATACAATTTTGAACCCGTGGTGGATGAGCGTAGCTCTTCTGATCACAACGACGGCAACCGCGGCCACCTACGTCAATGTAGTAAATATGACAGAGACGGTGGCAGAGCGCGATTACCTTATGGACGGAAAGGCACACTATCTTCCAGGAAAGGTGTGCATTATTGATGCAGACGCCGCGACAGCGCCCGAAGATATTGTGATGTTTGCGCGAGCATGCAGCAAGGCGCATGAGCAATGGATCGGGGGACCAGAAGAGCAGGAAGAGCTTTAGTAATCGCTCTTTTTCTTGCTGAGAAGAACTCCATCAACGTATCCCGGCGGACACTTCGCAATAATAAAGCGCCAGCCCATCCATTTGGGATTATGGAGGGCATCGCGTAAAAAAGGCTCTATCGGTAGATTGGGGTTTTCTACCTCAAGATAGAGAGTTACATGAGGCCCGCCATCATCAGAGGTTATTCTCGCGAGAAATCTCCCATCGAATAAACCAGCAACATGCTGCATTAATTTGGAAATCGCCTCTTCGCGAGGTGCCTTTTCGCCAGAAAAATATTTATTTGCCATGCTTGATGTACCTCATTTAGTATATAGAGGACGATAGCGCTAAACCCCTTGACATCTAAGACGACATCGTCTATAATAGAAAAAGATTAGAGAGAGCAGCATGATTCACATTCTTGGACAGATTCCTCGACAAGTCGCTATCGCGGTGAGCGGAGGGGTAGACAGTATGGCTGTCTTGGATTTCCTGCGCCGTAGTCGCGATGTGACGGCTCTTCACTACAATCACGGGACACCCTACGCGCCAAAGGCAGAAGCTCTTGTGAGGGAATACTGCGCCGCTCAAGGGGTGTCTTTGATTGTAGGCAAGTGTGAAGAGGAGATGCCCGCGGGTGTGTCCCACGAGGCTTGGTGGAGACAGCAGCGCTATAAGTTTTTTAACGAAAGTACCGAGCGAAAGATTATCACTGCCCATCATTTGGATGATTGTGTGGAGAATTGGGTTTTCACATCTATGCACGGCAACCCATTCTTGATTCCTTATGAGCGAGATCAGTTTATCCGACCATTTCTAACCACAGAGAAGCAGTCTTTTAACGACTGGTGCGAAAGGAAGAGTGTCCCGGTCATTACAGATCCCAGCAACACTAACACAAAGTATCGTAGAAACTACATTCGTCACGTAATGCTGCCGCATGTCCTGGAGATCAACCCAGGGATTAAAAAGACAATTCGACGTAAAGTCGTTGACATGTATCCCGTAAAGTGATATTATAGGATATAAACAAAACCTTAATGCCCACTAACTCAATCAGGTAAGAGTGCCGTTCTCATAAAACGGAAGTTCTCGGTTCGAGTCCGAGGTGGGCTACCATTTTTAAACAACAAAAACTTAAACCTAAAATTTTCTTGCCCCTTAGCTCAGTTGGTTAGAGCGCAAAATTGTTAATTTTGATGTCCCCGGTTCAAGTCCGGGAGGGGCAGCCATTGAAAAGGGAGTAGGCGCAAAAACGGATCACTTGGAACGCCAACGTATATAGGCCAAGTCTCAAGTCCTGAGCGCCTACTCCCCCAAAGGGCGGCCATTTTAAAAAAGAATAGAGAGTTACAGACGGAAAGCCTTCCGCCTAAAATTTTCTTTCCCCACCGCACACAACCGCGACAACCGCGCAAAAACCCACACATTTTAAAGAATTTTCATGCCCTACATGCTCAACAAAGTTGTACAATGTGCCGACGGATTTGCCATGTCTGTTCAGGCTAGCCAATTTTCATATTCTAACCCCCGCGTGGACGATGCCGACGAATACACACACGCCGAAGTCGGCATGCCGAACAAAGAAGACGAACTTCTCATGCCATGGGCCGAAGACCATGAAACCCCAACAACAACCGTCTACCCATACGTGCCCCGGCAATTGATCATTAACGTCATCGCAAAGCACGGCGGAATGATTGGCGGAGATCTCCCCGCAGGATTTCCATATTTATATGCACCAGGAGCAAAAAAGCACCCTAGTTAGTATAGTATGCTGATCAGCAAATCTTTGGTGCTTTTTCTACTTATAAGCTGTGGGTTCACCTCCGATGCTGCTTATGACTCATCAACGGGAACAACTGCTGCCAATTTTGCCGGTACGCTCCTGCAATTTGACAAGCTTTACGCGGACCACTGCTTTATGCTGCTGTGCATGACCCCGGATTGTACGCAAAAAGGGACATACGTTATCCAAGAAAAAACCGGGTATCTAGAAGATAAAGGATGGGCGTGGAGTTACGACCCGCCGCATGACTATGTACTAGATGGACGAACACTAGAGATATACCCAAAGTCTAATGGATGCTGGGATGTTTATGCGGACACTTTTATGGGCATAGAGACAGAAGCTTGCCCATGTACTTTAGACCTATACGAGGAAAAATAAAATGAATTGGAAGTTTGCGATGATTCTGGTAGAAATCGAAGAAATTACCGGCGAAGAAGTCTGTGAACTTGTAGAAATCTACAATTTTAATACCGAAGAGGCCGACAAGAGCCCTGCCTTTTGTAAGGCGCGAATCATGAGCCCTGAAGAATTAGCTGTCGCTCATTATGATGTTGATCGTGATGGCGTTAATCGCTGGTTTTATGAGAACGGGAGATTTACTTTTAAGTGGTCCATGCTCACGGGCGAACGTGAAGTTGATTGGATCGCGAATTCGAATTCGGACAAGGATTAAACTGGAGCAGTTCCCCTCTTGACCTGACTACATAATTAAAATGTCCAATTCCCGCATACAAGTTGGAGACCTAATCCGCAGTTGGTGGATTGACCATGTAGAGTGGGGGTTCGGGGTTGTTGTATCAGTACCAGAATATGAAGACTACATATATGCGGCGTTTCCACATTATGGAGTTAATCTAGTTTATGTCGACGAAATTGAAGTTATCAGCAGTGAAGGTCGGATCTATCTTGAAGGCGTTGTGGGCTGACGGTCTGGAAGTTATCGGTGCTTATGAAAAAGAAGAGCGCGGCTATATTATTTTAAGATCGCTGGAAGATAACGAAAGAATTGTCTGCAACCGGCATCATGTCAGCTTCGAAGTGGTTTCTGAGCCCGACCCGGAGCCTTGACGTCCTCTTGACAAAAAAGGCTTGACTTTCCTGGAGAAGTCGTCTATAATGTTTAGGAAGCTTGGAGAAGTGAGTGATCGATTTCTGCATCAAAGTGTTTTTGATTAAAGTAGGCTACTACAGCACCATATTTTTTATTATGCCGGCTGTTGGAGTTTAAAGTGTCCCTGAAAAAGAATAACGCAACTCGTGTCGCACATATTAAAAAGAATATGCGGGCCCAAGCTAGTATTGACCGAGAAAACTATTTCGCCAATGGAGGCGAAGCATCTCGGTGGAGAGGCCTTCGTCTTGTCACCACGGACAAGAAGAAGAAAACAAATAAACGCGCATGTCGCGGGAGGATGTGGACGTGAAGAATTTAAAGGTGGGGGATCTGCTGGAATGGCATGCCCCTAAGTCCAAGGTCCGCGCTGCGAAGGCCGCCGGCGACAGTCGATGGTACGCGCTTGTCGTTAAACTTGAGCAGCCACACATTTGGATTAAGTGGCTCGCCAATGGCGAGGTCGAGGATGCAATGCGCTCTTCGGCTAATATTAGGGTCGTAAGCAGGAAGTAAACAATGAGAGTTGGTGATCTGGTTCGATGTACATATAGTGATATTGCCGGCGCTATGGCACCAGTCGTCGGCGTCATCATTGCCTTGCAGCTTAAGCAAAACTCGTTTACACCGGCGGTTAGAGTGCATATCGGCTCTCAAAACAAGAAAGTTTGGTTTCTCGTCGAAGACGTAAAGGTGATTAATGAAGGTCGGTGATTTGGTAAGACTCTCGATCCTTGATTATCCGCAGTACCGGGGGAAGATTGGAGTACTCGTGCGAGAGCATGGTGTTGATCGTTGGCGTGTGTATATCGCAGGACGAACGCATCCGTACCTCGTTCATGGTGCCGCGGCGCTTCCCGTCGCGCCCCTTGCAGCTTAGCCATCATAGGGCATCTACCGCACTTGACATTCGCTTTACAACTTCGTGCTTGACTTCTGCTCATGCATGTGGGATAATATAGCATATTCAAACGGGAGCATAAACATGTCCGAAGAACCTACCTCCTCTCTCGATGAGGATCGCTACCTTACTTCAATGGAAGCTGTAGCTCACCGCCTTGAAATGGCGATGACTATGCTGGTGTTGTGGCAGCAGGCGCACGAAGAAACCGGTTCTGAAATGACCGAACTCTTGGTCACTTCGTTTGCCGCATGCGCAATTCCAGCCGAGGCTTAACAATGGGTTATCGCTCAGAAGTCATCCTGGCAATTGGCCCCGATATCGTGCCGCACTTTATGACTCTCATGGCTCGGTGTCCCCAAGCCCGCGAACTTTGCTGGTCGCAGTCAAGTGAACTGATCAAAGATTACGCGGCAATCGAGGGCGCCCTGTGCTTTAGATGGGCATCTATCAAGTGGTATGAATCTTATGTCGGAGTCCGCGCCATTCAGCAATTCCTTTCGTGGTGCGAAGACGAGGGCCCTGATGGTATCGATGCCACGGAACACTTCCGCTTTGTGCGTATCGGTGAAGAAATGGACGACACCACCTTGCTTGGCTATGGCTTTAGTATTCACGTCGAGCGTGTTATTTCTTATTGACATTCTCTTAACAACTTTGCTGTTGACTTCTGCCGCGCGGCATGGTAAATTATAAGGGTAATCAGCGAGGACCACACATGGCATATCTTAAGAAAAACGATCTTGTAATCATTCGTAATACGGACACAACCATCCAGGCGCGTGTTGTTGACATGCAGTTCCGGCGCTTTAAGCGCTCTTGGCAGGATAAGAAGACCGGTGAATGGAAGTACCGATGGAAGTCGGTGCCTTACGCGATCTGTGAGTGCTTCCTGGGTGCTCCGATGGGAACCGAATTTCTCATTCCTGGCTACAAGCTGAAGAATGAAACCAAGGACGGCGAGAAGCTCCTGGTTCTGCGTGATAAGTACGCAGCAGAGTTTGATGGAAGCTGGGTGCGGCAGATGCTAGCAGACAGCAAGGAAAAGCGGAGCGCGTAATGACTGACGCTGAGTTATATAATACCGATATCAGCTTGTCGCCTGAAGAAGTCGCTGTTGTCTTGGCAGCCCTTCGGACGGGGATTAACCACGCGGCCTCGCCCGTCGAGGTAGACATTCTGAAGCGCGTCGAGCTACGCCTGATCCGAGCGTGGCCCGGCCCGCATGCGCACCGGTGGCGTAATGAATCCGCGGAGGATGAAGAGGCTCCAGAGCCACGCTCGCCGCGGCTGACGATGCCGGAATGGGGAGGGTTTTAGTGGAGTTTCCGATCAAGACCCGCATTCCACCCATCCTAATGACATCCGTTGTCAATGGTCAGCGCTATGCAATTGCCGGGAGTCACTGGATTGAAGTGCCCCCGGAGACCACGCGCGAGGACTTAGACAAGTACTTCACCTGGGAGCCCTACAGACCGCCTGAGAGCGGCTCCAGCGGCTCCGACGGCTCCTGGACGGTCACAGGTAGCAAGGGCGCCCAATACACCGTCAGAAGGCGGCAGGAGGCTTGGACGTGCAGTTGTCCCGGCTTTGGCTTCCGCCGCCGCTGCAAGCATGTGACCAACATGAAGGCACAGCTTGAAGGCGCAGAATAAGCGCTTGACATTCACTTGACAACTTTGGGGTTGACTTTAGCATCAGCATGTGGGATAATGTATACATGATGAACCCTACCCCGGACAAATGTATGAAAGTCGGTGATCTGGTAAAAATAACTGGAAGATGTGAACCGGGCCGAATTATATTATTGCTCAAATCACATGGTAGAAGAAGCTACAATCTTGGAAAAGATGTAGGTGAGTTGTTTGCGGGTATTCCGCTGGGAGCATCGTTAGGCGTGGAAACTGATTACTTTGTTTTTGAAAATAATGCTGAGGTTATCAGTGAAAGTCGGTGATTTAGTAAAGCACACAAAGAGAGGACAAACCTTTATCGGTCTTATTACTAAGAAGATCGACTGGTCCCCGGATAGCAGTAAACTCGATAAGTGGGCTGTCCTGTACAACGGACAAGAGCGGAATTGTATCGCTC